TATCGTTTTGCTAATGGTAATCCTTCGGGAAACCTTATCACGGTACAATTGAATAGCATTTGTAATTCTCTTATGATGCGTTATGTATACTATTCTCTTAACAGAAGTGTGAAAGAGAAGTTTGCAGAAAACGTTAGTCTTGCGACTTATGGAGATGACAATGCTATGTCAGTCAAACACCATTGTAAATGGTTCACTCATACTGCTTGTCAGAATGAGTTTGAGAACCTTGACATTGGCTACACTATGGCTGATAAAGGTGCAGAATCTGTTCCGTACATTCCTATAGAGTTGATCTCATTTTTGAAGAGAAACTTTGTCAGGCATGAGACGTTGAATAAGGTCGTTGCACCAATCGAAGAAGATTCCATTTTGAAGAAATTCTTTTGGATCAAGAAACCTACTGAATCACCACTTTCTTTTGCAGAACAGTTCGGAGCTTATACAGATAATTCTTTCAGAGAAGCTTACCTTCACGGGAAAGCTTATTATGAAGAGTTTACTGAAAAGATCCTTGCTATTATTGCAAAGAACCCAGAACTTAAACCACAAGTGTCTATTATTCCTTATGATGAGATGACGAAGGTGCTCGCACCTTATTATCATGATGATTACAAGAATACTAACAAGAAGCTTTTTGCTGAAAGTTGTGGTATTGATTCTGAAGACTCTACTGTGTGAGTAAATACACAGTGCGAATGCTATTTCGACCAATCCGTATCGCTATAACCTACGGGAAACGGATGGGCATGACAATTGATTTACGGACAGGAGAGATATGTCGCTCTCTCTTGTAACGCTTTGTCGTGACAGCTTTTAGACAAATGTGTGATTGCGCCTAATCCAGCGCTTTTGCTCTAAGAAAAACAGCGGATTACTATTTATAATTTATATACACGTTTTTATTACACATTTTACATGTTTTGTACCACATTTATGGTGCAATTTTCATGCATATTTTCATTATTATACATTTTTTACATGTCAATTTATTATGCATGTTTTATAGAAGAAACCCTATCTCTTGCTGCAGCTGTCAAGGCTGGAGCAGAGGAGGTCGCAGGTATTACACGAGATCGCTACATCAAACGACTGACGTGGCTTAAATCAGCAACAAGATTATCTATTTTATTTCACAAAGATGATCGCAAGAAACCTGTGTTTACACGAATTTCCAATGTTTTGGAGAATCTTAAGTTAGATTCCTCAGATGGACGTATCCGCAAACAACCTTACTGTATTGCTCTCACGGGAGCCCCAGGTTGTGGCAAGACTGGTACAGCAATGAAAATTGCAGCAGCTCTTATCAAAGCAAAATATGGGAAATTCAGAGCTACTGATGTAGTTACGTTGAATGAGACAGATGAATTTCAATCTGAATATCGGACAAATCATCGAGTTGTTATTTTTGATGATGTTGGCGCAGAAAATGCTAATATCTCTATGGCCAATCCATGGAGAAAAGTTATTGACTTTGTCAACAATATCAGAAAAACCTCTTTGAATCCGAATTTAGAGTTGAAAGGAAATGTTTATATTCAACCAGATCTAGTCATTATAACTACGAATTTGCAACCAAGCCTAAACTTGATAACATGGGTCACATGCCCTGGTGCTATTTTTAGGAGGATTTCAAAGTTTTATCACCTTGAGCGTTTTGATTCAGTTTATGATATTCCTTTGGTATCAACAAGTCTGTCTAACAAGGTAAGAGCTTTTGATAATCCACAAGTTTTTGAGATTAAAATGGAAAACAAGGAGCATGTACCCCTTGATTTAATTTTACCTCATTTAGTTGATGAATTTTTATGTCATGATGATGACCAAGAAGATTATACCAGAAAGATGAATTCTCTCATGGATCCACCTGAGAGTGATTTATCATCATGGCAAAGTTTTCTTCAAGATCAAATTTACCCTCGTTGGCCCAAGAAGTTTGAACTTCCACCTCGTGTAGAAGCACAATTACCTTGGTACCAGCGTTTTGCTCGCAAATTTTGCATTTCTAAGCAAGTTGCGATTTGTCAAGGTGCTTTCTTCTCTACGGAGAAGAATAGTGCCCAACGACAAGATATTTTGGAAAAAGATTTCAATCCATTATTTTATCACACTCTGTGTGGTGAATTGAATGACGATGACGAATATGGTTTGTGTCCTATAGGATTTATAGGTATTGATCACCAAGTGGTCATGCCTGGATTCGAGGATGAAATCAAACGTTATCCGATAGAATTATTGGAAACTTTTTCTAAAAATGAGTTAAATGCACATTTTCTCAAAGTGTGGCCGGAATTGTTCGCCCCTCAGGGTGGACATTTCGTACCACAGTCTGCAGAAGAAGATAGTGTAGATTCAACCATTGCATCTTTTGAATTGTCTTCGAAGAAAGAAATTCTAGAGAGCGTTATGAATCTGTCTCATTATAGAGAACTTAGACGTTTTAT